GTCTGCTGATTTACGTCTTCAACCAATGGGGCGACGTCGCCGCGAAGGTCATTGGCTTTATCGGCGGGATCATCGGGACGCTGGTTGCGTTCATTTACAACCAGTTCGTCTGGATCGCCAACGGCGTGCTTTCCGTGGCCGAGTTCTTCGCCAACGTCTGGCGCGATCCCATTTATGCTGTCAAAAAGCTTTTCTACGATTTGGCGATTAACGCCCTGAAACAGCTTGAGAAACTGGCGTCCGGGATCGAGAACATTATCAACAATATTCCCGGCCTGCAAGTGGACATCACGTCCGGGATCAGTAATATACTGAACAAACTGGAAGATGCTCGGGATAGTCTGCAAAGCGAGGCGGATGTCGTCGAACTGATGCGGTTCGAGCCGATGGATTATGCCGAAGCGTTTAATATTGGCCGGGAGTGGGGCGAAGCCGCCGGGAATTTTGTAGCCGACAAGGTTCAGGGGGTCTTTGATAAAATCCAGAACATGACGCAGGGCTTCGGTGGTGGCGGTGCTGGTGCTGATACGATGGAGGACGTCAGCAAGTATCTCGCCAACATCGACAAAAACGGCCTTGCGAACGTTGATAAGGTCGGGAAGATCGAGGACACCGTGGACATCTCCAGCGAGGATTTGAAGCTGATGCGCGAGCTGGCCGAAATGAAGTCGATCCAGAATTTCGTGACGCTCACGCCTACGGTGCAGGTCACGACTGGCGATATTCGAAATGATGTGGATGTGGATACCATCGTTCGGCGCATCGAGGAATCGCTGGAGCGTGAAATCGCTAATTCCGCGCAGGGGGTGTTTAACTGATGCTAAAAGCGCAGGTTTCGATTGACGCCGAATCGTTTATAAAAGCTATAAACGAATTGACCGAAGCTGTTCGCCTGCTAGAAGAAAAATTTCATCAATTGGAAACGGCAAATATCACGGTGAACATCATGGAGAGACAATCCGATATTGACGTTGATTATGTCATTGGTCGGATCATTCGTGAATTGAACGATTGCATGAATGGTGATGACTGATGGCGGACTACGGCATTTATCTTTCAGTGGATGACGGCGCTCAAGAAATCCGCCTGCCGGTCAACCCGCCTGAAATCGAGGTAGAGACGCCGGGGCAGGGGAAGACGTATCGGATTGTCAAGCTCGGTGAGATCAATTCGATTCAGACGCCGAGCCTGTCTGAAATCAGCTTTGAGAGTTTCTTCCCCGCCCAGCGTTACCCGTTTGTGGTCGGTACTGAACTGCTAGAGCCATCGAGCTATGTGGAGATGATCGACGAATGGCGCCGCTCCCGGAAGATTGTGCGCCTGATTGTTACGGATGGGACCGTGGACATCAACATGCTGGCGTCCATCGAAGACTTCACGTGGCGGGAAGTGGCCGGAGCCGTTGGCGACATCGAGTACGAAATGACGCTCAAGCAGTATCGGCCTTATGGCCCGAAGCTGGTGCAGATCAAGACGCAGACGCAGAATGATCAGACCGTGGCCGCGGCTGAGAAGAAAGAAACGCGCCCGCAGACGAAACCGCAACCGAAGGTCCATGTGCTGAAACGCGGCGAGACGCTGTGGGCGCTGGCGCAAAAATATCTCGGAAACGGCAGTCGCTGGCCGGAGATCGCCCGCCTGAACGGGATCAAGGATTCTCAGGTGCGGAGCCTGCCGGTCGGGATGCAGATCAAAATCCCGGCATCGTGAGGTGATTCGATGGCGCTGGAAATCCTTTTCGATAACCGGGATGGCAAGATATACGACATTTCGGAGATGGTGACTTCGGTTTCGTGGAAAACCGTCCGCATCGGACAGCCCGGCAGTCTCGATGTGTCGCTGGTAAAGCACAAGGACATGAAGATTGATCCCGGCGCAGTCATCCGTGTCCGAGATGGGTCCATCAAGATTTTTTACGGATACGTCTTCGCTATCGGACAGGGCGACGACGACGAAATTTCGATAACAGCCTATGATCAGATTCGCTATTTGCTGTCGAAGGATACGTTCGTATTCGCCAATGCGACAGCAGGCGAGATCATCCGCAAGGTGGCCGGTGACTTTGGTCTAACAGTCGGTAATCTCGCTGGCACCGGCTATCGTATTCCGACGCTGGTGGAGGACAACCAGACGGGGCTGGATGTCATCTGCAAGGCGTTGGATTTGACGCTGATCGCCACCGGTAATATCTTCGTATTCTATGACAGTTTCGGAGCGCTTACGCTGACCAACGCGGCGGATATGCGGGTGGACGTGGTGCTCGGGGACGAAAGTCTGGCCTATGGCTACAGTTACGAGCGAAGCATCGATGACGACACGTATAACCGAATTAAGCTGGTGCAGAACAATAAGGAGACGAAGCGCCGGGATGTGTATGTGGCGCAGGACAGCGCGAATATCGCAAAGTGGGGTCGATTGCAATATTTCGATGTCGTGGACGAGAAGATGAACGCGGCCCAGATCAAGGAACTGCTGAATACGCTGATCCAGTTGAAGAACCGGGAACGCCGGTCACTCAAAATTGATGCTATTGGTGACTTGCGAATCCGGTCTGGTTGCTATATCCCGGTTATCCTCAATGAATTGGGGATAAATCAGTATTTCCTTGTGGACGAATGCACACACAAGTGGGAAGGTGACGAGCATACGATGCAAATTACGCTCAAGGTGGTGTGATAAATGGCGCTGGCGAACCTGATCCGTCAAGCCAGTCTGGGCGCGATTGAGGCCGGTCAACCCGTCGCTGTGCTATTTGGCACGGTGACGAAAACCGATCCTTTGGAAGTCAATGTCGAACAGCGTTTCACGCTGACGAGTGACTTCCTGATCGTGCCGGAAAGCTTGACGAGGTATGAGGTTGATATTTCGCATACGCATTCGGCGCCCGGTGGAAGTACAGGCGGGATGCAACCGGCAGAATCCGCGAAGATCATCGTGCGCAAGGGACTGGAAATCGGCGATAAGGTGATGCTGTTGCGAATTCAGGGAGGGCGGCAATTCGTCGTTCTCGACAAGGTGGTGTAGGTCATGGCGACGCCGACAGGGACGATAATTCCGTCTAATTTAGAGATTGTGGAGGAACAACAGCCGAGCCTGACTTTCGGCATCGACTTCGACCGTGGCCGCGTCATTGGCATGGTTGATGGTCTGGATGCAGTTAAGCAGGCTGTTTTTCTTATTTTGCAGACGGAGCGGTATCGGCATCTGATTTACACTCCGGATTACGGGTGCGAGTTGGAGGGGCTGGTCGGGCGTGATCCGCTGTTCGTCCAGTCCGAAATCAAGAGGCGTATCCGCGAAGCGCTGATGCAGGATGATCGGATCGAGGACGTGACAAACTTCAGCATCCAGTTCGACGGCGACAACGCGCTGGTGCGGTTTACGGTCATAAGTACCTTCGGCAATTTTGAAGTCGCGCAGGAGGTGACAGGTAGTGTTTGAAAATCAGACGTTCGATGCGATCCTTACCCGGATGCTGGATCGTGTGTCGAACACGCTGGATAAGCGGGAAGGGTCGATCATATACACCGCGCTGGCGCCGATTGCCGTGGAACTGGCGCAGGCATATGCCGATTTGGATGTGTTTATGAGGCTGACGTTTGCCCGGACGGCTGACGGCGACTTCCTGACGTACAGGACGGCGGAAAGCGGTGTTAATCGCAGGCCCGCGACGCCCGCTGTTCGCAAGGGCGTTTTCGACGCCGCTGTTCCGGTTGGTAGTCGCTTCAGGGGCGGGGATGTCGTTTATATCGTTCGCGAACATATCGCCGGGAACGAGTACCGGCTGGAGGCCGAGACTCCCGGTGCTATCGGGAATGTATATTTTGGCAGTCTGCTTCCCATCGAATACATCGAAGGACTGACGACGGCGATGCTGGCCGACGTGCTGATTCCCGGCGAAGATGAGGAATCCGACGAGGCGCTATATCAGCGTTATCTGGAGGAAATCAACGCTACGCGATATGGCGGAAACGTGGATCAATACCGTGAATGGATCAGCGCGGTTCCGGGTGTTGGCCGGTTCCGTGTTCAGCCGCTGTGGAATGGCAGAGGGACGGTTCGCGCGATTATCACGGATGCAAATAACAACGTGCCGAGTCAGGAGCTTGTGGACTTGGTGCAGAATACGCTCGACCCGCATCAGGATGGGATAGGTACGGGACTTGTGCCGATTGGGCATGTCTTCACGGCGTTCGGTGCCACTCCGAAAACTGTAAACGTGACGATGACAGTTCTGCTGGAGGAAGGGTACGGGCCGTCGGACATCGAGCAGGAGGTCGAACAAATCATTTCCGATTACTTCTCAGAAATAAACTTCGAGGACCCTGATTTTGTGCAGACAACGATCCGGCAGTCTATGATCCTTAGTCGCCTGATTGGGATTGCGGCGGTGCGTGACATCCTGTCGCTGACGCTGAATGGCGTGGACGGCAATATTACGCTGGCGGCGGACGAAGTGGCCCAGCTTGGGACGGTGACGATCAATGTCACTGTTTGAGTGGGTCGAGGGAACAGGGGATTATCTCTGGTATCTACCGCCCGTCTTGCAGGATATACGCGAGTTTCAGGAGATCGCGAAGGCTGTCAACCCGGAGATCGTTGCGTTCAAGCAGGCGCTCAATAAGGTGTTGAATGAGCAGTACGTTCTTGGGGCCGAAGATACGTTGACATGGCGCGAGCAGGAGTTCGGCATCACGACCAGTAACGACGAAACGTTGACATTCCGCCGGGAGCGTCTGGTCGAACGGAAAAGCCGGAAACCTCCGATTACGTTGCGGACGTTGCGAGATCGGCTGAATGTCTACATCGGCACGACGCAGGCTGAAATCCAACTTGCGCCCGGTGAATATGCCTTTTCGATCAGCATTCCGGCGGTGGACGGGTATAAATTCCGTGATATTCAGCAAGTTGTGAATGACTTGAAACCGGCCAACATGGAGTATATCCAA